TAAACATTGGCAAATATAAAAATCTTAAAACAGCCATTACAAATAAAAATGCTAGAATAAAATTAAATGAATCAGGACTAAAAGCTTCAAATAGAGATGCTTTAATTCCTCAAGTAGATAATAGATTATTATTTACACAAAGTACAACACCATGGATTAGAATGTTAGGACAATTCTTATCATGGGCACAGGCAAAATCAGCTTCAGCAAACAGAATGATAAAGAGAATGGAAGATGGTGATGCTATCATGTTACTTAAAACACTTGGGACTATTCCAATTTATGCAGGTATCCAACAATTAAGAGAGTATGCAAAATATGGAACAGTTCACTCTGACTGGGCATATAATAAAAAAGAATTATTAGCAAAATCATGGCAGTTATCTGGGAATCCAGGCTGGATAAGTGATTTAATTTTTAATAGATTCTTAGGTCCAGGTACAAAAGGAAGTAATTATTTTATATTTGCTCCTGCTATGAATATGTTTACAAATATTCTAGATTATGGTTTAACATATGTTAGCGGAGATAAAAAGAAAAGAAAGAAAATTTTAGATAAAAAAATATTACCTATCCCTGGATGGAGAAGAAGAATACAACAGAAATGGTTTCCAAGAAAAGTAGAAAGTGGTTTTAGTGGAACAGATAAGCAAGGTTTAAATAAAGGTGGAAGAGTTAAATATAACATAGGAGAAGAAGTGAATAAAAAAAATATAGCTGCGGCAGCGATAGCAGCAACAATGGCTGTTAATGGAGCCAATGCAACAGAAACAAAAAATAATATTAACCTTGATAACAAAAATTCTGAGGGAGTATACCAAAAATATCCTTCAAATGCTGCAGGAGTTATTAAAGAAGAAGCAGAAAAGATTGACGCAATTGATGCACAGATGGCAGAAGCTGCAGAGAAAAAAATATTACCCATGAAAAAACCTCCAGTTACTAATGAAATTAAATATAGAAATATTTCTGAGTTAGCACCTGAAAAGAAAGCATGGTTATTAGATACATCTGAAAAAGTTTATATTATGAATAAAGATAATATACTTCCTAGTGATGTTATTATTTCTATGGCTAGTGGAGAAACTGGATGGGGTACATCAGGATTCTTAAACAAAGGTAGTAATAATTTATTTAATTTTCAATCATTTAATGATGAAGAAAAATCTATAACTGCTTCAGGTAGTAATGCAAAGATTAAAGTCTTTGAAAAATCTGAAGATTCTATTGCACAATTATTAGAATGGGTACAAACTAAAGAAAGTTATGCTCCAGTAAGAAAAGAAATAGCATTATATAATGATGGTAAAGGAAGTAAAGAAAGAATTATAAATGCAATTGCTGCTACAGGATTTGCTGAAGATAAGAAATGGGCTAAGAAAATTACAAGTATTTTAAATAGCCGAATAGATGGTAAACATAAAGAAGAATTAAGTCAACTATATAATACTTTATTTGTTGACAACTAACAGATTTCTTACTATACTATAGTATGAAAGAGTAATGTCCATTGTGGAGTTACTCAACTTAAATCGCTTAACGAAAGGATTAACATGACAACATACGATTTAATAAACTTTGACCCCTTTAAGAATTTCTCTATCGGTTTCGATAGAATGTTTGATTCTTTAAATGAGGTCTCTCGACTTAACACTTCAAACTTCCCTCCATATAACATAAGAAAGTTAGAGGATGGCAAGTATCTTGTCGAAATGGCATTAGCAGGGTTCTCTAAGGAGGACTTGAAATGCGAACTACAAGATGGTGTATTAACCATTGAAGCTAAAAAAGAAAAGAAGGATGCTGATAACTTGATTCATCAAGGGATTGCATCTCGAAGTGTTTTAAGGAAGTTTACGTTATCAGAGTATGTCAAAGTAGATGACGCTGATTTTAAAGATGGAATGCTTAAAATCAAACTCTACGAAGATTTACCTGAAAGTAAAAAGCCTAAAACAATAAAGATAAAGTAAATCTTTACTGTCATGGTGGCATCAGTATAACTCTAAAGAGTACAATTGCTCTGCCACCATAAAAAATTATGATACCATACAATATATTATTTAAACTTGGTTCTAAAGCTGTCGGTACTTTTATGACTAGACGAAAAGAAAAGTCTGACAGAGCACACGCAATAGCTATGCAAGAAATGGCTACTGGAAATGAACGAGCAAAAAGAAATGGTTCTTTATTTTTAGATTTAATATTAGGTGCATTTATACTCGCACCATTAGGCATACTAGCTTATGGTTCTTACTTAGGTGATGAACTAATATTAAATAGAACTGAATTTTATTTTAGCAGACTAAAAGAAATTCCTGAAGTCTACCTTTACTTAGTGTTTATAGTAGTAGGTGGAAACTATGGAATATCTGTTACAAGTTTAATAAAAAATAGAAAAAAATAAAATGCGAATATCGGATAAGACTGCTATCAGTATGCCGATGCGTAATTTACTTGGAATAATTTCTGCAGTCGCTGTTGGGGTGTACGCTTTTTTTGGGATTCAAGAGACTCTCAACAAGCATAGCACAACTTTAGAATTAATGTCTAAAGATTTAGAAGCTAATAGTGAATTCAGAATTAAATATCCTAGAGGTGAGTTAGGTACATCTGCAGGAGAAGCAGAACTTTTCATGTTAGTGGAACACATGGCAGGACAGGTTACTAAAATCGAAGATGCTATGTCAAACATGATGCATAATGAAGTTAACATAGATAGACTTCAAAAAGATATGGAGAAAGTCTTAAGGGATATTGAGAAATTAAAAGATAAACAAAGAACATTTTCAAACGGAGCACAATAATGATGGATAAAATTGTAACAATTCTTATTGGAGTTATGTTAGCTGTGTCTGGTTGGGTATTAACTCAAACATTTTCTTTATCTACTAATCAAGCTGTTCAAGTTGATAAGGTAAATAAATTAGAAAGGCACGTTGAAAAGCTACAAGATAGAATAGAATTAATGATGGATAAAGACGAAGATATTATACAACAACATAAAAAATTATTTGAAATTTTAGAGAAAGAAGATACTCCAACAGGGTATTCATATAACTAATGTTAGAAACTGTAGTAGCTTTATTACTTATATTAAATGGAAATATTATTGAGCATACTTATAAAGATAATTTAAGTTCGTGTCTTAAATCAAAAAGAGTTGCTCAACGAGAAGTAAATCCCGAAAGTGTTATTTTTAGCTGTAAAATTGTTAAAGCAAAGACTGAAATATATATGGGTGGAAAAAAGATACTTAAAATAATAAAGGAATAATAATGGATTTAAAAGATAAAATTGTAGGACTAGCTTTAGTAGCTTTAATTACTTTGGTTGGCTGGAATTTAAAAGAAACTTGGACTATGAAAGAACAAGTATTTAAACTTCAACAAGGACAAATATTTTTATCTAAACAGATTAAAAAGAACTCTAATCTTATTAAAAGAAATATTAAAAAACCAAATAAGAAAAAAAAGAATAAGAAAAAGAAACAACAAGACGAATAATGAAAATACTATTGGTGATTACTATTTGTTCAACACTTGGTTGCTTACCACCAATGACACATAATGATTGGACTTATAAAACTGAAGACCAATGTATGATGAATGGTTATTACCGAATTGCTGAAGTTGCTGAAACTTATATGAAGAATATAGGCGTTCAACAATTTAAGGATATGAGAGTTAGAATGATGTATAGTTGTCTAACTGAAGATGCTTGGAACAAATCAACTGAACCGAAAGGAGAAGAGTCCACGTTTAAACTACCCGTTTAATCTATGCCAAAATTAAAACCTTTAATTTACGCATTTTTCTTCTTTTATTTTATTACTTACTGTAACATAATGAAACTTACAAAAAAGGAGTCTTCTTATGATATTCCGCATATTAAGATTGATAAACCGAATTACAACAAGAATAAGTATGTGGGCGTGGAAAAAAGAGACATATTTAAAATACTATAAACACCGAAATAAAAAAGATGAGTAAAGTACCTAAATATGGGACTAAAGTTATTTACAAACGAACACATAAAGGTACATCAATAGGACGTAGACCGATTACTTCCACAATGAACAAAGATAAAAGGAGACAAGGTGGAGCAAAAAAATACAGAGGTCAAGGACGTTAGAATAGAAAAGATTATAAAAGAATTACCCGAATTATTAGTTAAACACGCATACCAAAAACTAAAATCAGGAGAAGAGCTAACTGCTTCAGAAATGAAAGTATGTTTAGAGGTCTGTAAGACATACAGTTCCGAAAAATTAGGTGCAAAGCCTGATAATATTCTTGAGAAAGTACCTTTTGACACAGATGGATAAACGATTAGAAAATTTTAAGAATTTTTTGTATTTATGTTGGAAGTTTCTAAACTTACCTGAACCAACTCCCATACAATATGATATAGCAGACTATCTACAAAATGAAGAACGTAGATTAGTTATTGAAGCCTTTAGAGGTGTAGGTAAATCTTGGATTACTTCAGCATTTGTTTGTCATCAACTTTTATTAAATCCTCAAAGAAATATACTGGTTGTCTCAGCTTCTAAAAATAGAGCTGATGACTTTAGTACATTTACTCAAAGGTTAATAAATGAAATGCCAATATTACAGCATTTAATACCAAGAGACACTCAAAGACATTCTAAAATTAGTTTTGATGTAGCTCCCGCTTTAGCTTCTCACGCACCTAGTGTGAAATCTATGGGAATTACAGGACAGCTTACAGGTTCTCGTGCAGATTTAATTATTGCTGATGACGTAGAGTCAGCTAATAACTCACAGACTCAATTAATGAGAGATAGATTAAGTGAAACTGTGAAAGAATTTGATGCCATCATTAAACCCGATGTTGGTCGCATCATATTCTTAGGAACACCTCAAACTGAAATGAGTTTATATAACACATTAGAGGAAAGAGGTTTCAAGACAAAAATATGGACAGCTTTATATCCAACTAAAGAACAAACGATTGGTTATGGTAGTAAACTGTCTAAAATTATTTCTAATGTTATAGATAAAGAAGGTAAACCTACTGACCCTCAAAGATTTGATGATGTAGATTTATTAGAGCGTTTGTCTTCATATGGACGTTCAGGTTTTAACTTACAATTTATGTTGGACACTACAATGTCTGACTCCAATAGATACCCTTTAAAGCTCAATGATTTAATTGTAGCTTCAGGTTGTACGACTTGGGATAAAGCTCCTGCTCAAATTCAGTGGGCTTCAGGTACACAACAGTTAAAAGGTGTAGACCCTGAAATACCAAATGTAGGTTTAAAGGGAGACTACTATGTCGCTCCTTTACACTTGTCTGATGAATACGCTCCCTTTGAAGGGGTCGCTATGTCCATTGACCCTGCGGGTCGGGGAGAGGACAAAACAGCGTATGCGGTGCTTAAAATGCTTCACGGAGTGCTATATTTGACCGATATTGGTGCTTTAGATGGTGGGTACTCAGATTCCACCTTAGAAGAGCTTTCAAGTATTGCCAAAAGAAACAAGGTAAATAACGTGGTTATAGAGTCTAACTTTGGAGATGGTATGGCTACAGCTTTATTAAAACCTGTTATGGCTAAGATACACCCGTGTCAAATAGAAGAGGTAAGACACAACATACAAAAAGAGAAAAGAATTATAGATACCCTAGAACCTATTATGAATGGTCATAGGCTAGTGGTAGATGAGAATACGATTAAAGAAGATTTCAAGCTAGAACCTAATCATCAGTTATTTAGACAACTGACTAGGATAACTAGAGATAGAGGTGCGTTAAGACACGATGACCAAATAGATGCTTTAGCTATTGCGGCTAACTATTGGGTGGAGAGAATGGATAGAGACCAAACTCTTTCTTATCAACAACACAAAGATGAACTAATAAATAAGGATTTGGAGAAATTTATGGAACATACAGTGGGTAGACAACCTAAACGGGAAAGATGGATATAAGGACTAAAGTACCCGTATTAGGGAAAGCAAGGGTTAAAGCTATACTATAGCTATTACTTACTCACTTATCATTTATGGATAGATTATGGCAAAATGTGAAAGATGCGACAAGGAGTGTCACTGTAGTAAGGACGCTAAAGAATCTAATTGCATTAATTGTAATTGTCCTAATAACAGGAGCGTATGGTATGTCCAAAGCTCTTCAAACGAACAAGATAGAACTTACGAAAACGAGGTTAATAAATCAAATGGCTAATATATTTAATAATGCAGGGAACATAGAAAGAACTGAAGGATTTGCAGGGCAGTCTCAGGATACAGGATATGAAGATGGGAAAGTTTCTAAAGATGGGAGATTTGCTATTTTTGATAGTGCTGTAATGG